ATTTCTACATTAACCAACCAAAATATTCTTCTTGAAGCAAAATTGCAAACAATTGTACAAGATAATCTTGATGCTCAGAAAGAATTATTAGCAGAAAAAATGGAACTGCAAGAAAAATACGAAACTCTATTAGCAGATATCGAAGAGGAAGATGGCGAAAGCAAGTAGTAGACAAGGATTAATAGATTACTGTTTAAGACAGTTAGGTGCTCCTGTACTTGAGGTCAATGTAGACGATGATCAAATTGACGATTTAATTGATGATGCAATTCAAATGTTTCATGAACGTATCTTTGATGGTGTTGAGAAAATGTTTCTCAAATATAAAATTACACAAGATGATATAGATAGAGGTCTTGGTGTTGATGTTGCTGGTACAACAACTGGTATAGGTGGTACATCAGGTATTGGAATCCACACAACAGGTGTTACTACGTCAATGGTAAACACTGGAATAACTACTTATGGAGAAAGAACTTATGAATTTTACGAGAATTCAAATTACATACAAGTTCCAGATTCAGTTGTAGGTATTGAAAAGATATTTAAATTTGATAGTAGTAGCATATCAGGAAGTATGTTTAGTATCAAATATCAGTTATTTTTAAATGACTTATATTACTTCAACTCTGTTGAACTACTTCAATACAGTATGACAAAAACTCGTTTAGAGGATATTGATTTTCTTTTATCTCCTGAAAAGCAAATAAGATTTAATAAGAGACAGGATCGTTTATACTTAGATATTGATTGGGGATCACAAAGAGTAGGTGATTTTTTAATATTAGATTGCTATCGTGCACTAAACCCAGACATATTCAAGCAAGTTTATAATGATATGTTTGTTAAATTATATGCTACTGCATTAATTAAAAAGCAATGGGGACAGAATTTAATAAAATTTAGAGGTACAAAATTACCAGGTGGTATTGAACTAAATGGTAGAGAAATTTATGATGATGCAATCAGAGAAATAGATGCAATTAGACAAAGAATGACACTTGAGTTTGAATTACCACCTCTTGATTTTATTGGGTAATGATTGATGGCATTAAATCCCCATTTTTTACAAGGATCTCAAGGAGAACAAAGATTAGTTCAAGATTTAGTAAACGAACATTTAAAAATCTACGGTATTGAAGTTCGATATATTCCTAGAAAATTTGTAAGACAACAAACTATTATTAGAGAAGTTCAATCATCAACCTTTGATGATAACTTTTTACTTGAAGCATATGTGAATACATTTGATGGTTATGGTGGTCAGGGTGACATTATGACTAAATTTGGTGTAAGTTTAAGAGATGAACTTACAGTTACGGTATCAAAAGAGAGATTTGAAGATTTTATTTCACCATTTTTAGCAGCTGACGATGATTATACAGTATCATCAAGGCCAAGAGAAGGGGATATAATATTTTTTCCATTAGGACAGAGATTATTTGAAGTAAAATTTGTAGAGCATGAGCAACCTTTTTATCAGTTAGGTAAAAATTATGTTTATCAACTTAAATGTGAACTCTTTGAATATGAAGATGAAATTCTTGATACTGGTATTGACGTTGTTGATTCTCAACTTGAAGATATTGGTTATATTACTAAGTTACAATTAATCGGAGCTGGAACAACTGCGACTGCAAATGCTCAAATCAATGTCTCTAATAGAGGTTATGTCCGTGAGATTGTTCTAAATGATGATGGAAATGGATATAGAAGTACACCAACTGTTGCTATTTCAACTGCTCCATTTGCTGCTGGTAATGTAGATGCAACTGCTGTTGCTATAACTACGTCAAGAGGTGGTGTATTCTCTATTGATAGAATTGAACTAACACATGCAGGTATTGGATATACACAAGCACCAATGGTTCAAATTACAGGTGGAGGTGGTGTAGGTGCAGCTGCAACTGCTGCTGTCGAACAGACTAACTTTGGTATTGTTGACTTTACAATGTCAAATAATGGTGTTGGTTATGCAGCAACTCCAACTGTAACTATTGTGGGTCTTAATACAGTTCCAGCAGTTGCAGAGGCAAATCTTCTTGCAGATGGAACAATATCTGACATAAGATTAAGAAATGCAGGTATTGGATATACACAACAACCATCAGTAACGATATCAAAACCATCTATTGTACCAACTGCAAATCCAGAACTATCTGGTGTTGGTAATTTTGATGTTGGAGAAGTTGTTAGAGGACTTACTTCTCAAATTGAAGCAAGAGTCAAAACATGGGATACTGATACTAATATTCTTGAAATTACAAATGTTGGTATTGGAACTACACAAGGAGCATTCATACCTGGTGAAATAATACAAGCAACAGAATCATTCTTCTTTAATATTGTAACTCAAGTAACTGCTTCATGTAATGGTATTCAAACATCTATATCTGTTGGTAGCACTGCTGGAATCCAAATTGGAATGGCATTGAAGGAATCCTTTGCTGGTGCTGGTAACACAGTTCCAATTGTTGGTGGAGGTTCTACTATTATAGCTATTGGAAGTGGCACAATATCAATACATCCTCCATCAGTTTGTATCCCTTGTCCAGTTAGTGCTGTTCTTTCAATTGGTACAACAGCATATTCAAACTACTCACTTGATTTCTTCGATGAAGATAATCAAAACACAACTTTTGAATCAAACGAAATCATCGAATCTGAAGCAGATGATATACTTGATTTCTCAGAAGGTAATCCATTCGGTACATTCTAATGTTAGGAAATTATTACTACCACGAAATACTCAGAAAAACCATAATTTCTTTTGGTACAATTTTTAATGATATTCATATACGTCATAAAGATAGTACTGGAAAAGAAACAAGTGATATGAGAGTTCCCCTTGCTTATGGACCAATGCAAAAGTTCCTAGCAAGATTAGAACAACAAGCAGATCTTAATAGAGCAGTTCAAATTACACTTCCAAGAATGTCGTTTGAAACTACGAACATTGCATATGATGCAACAAGAAAAGCTGGAATAACACAAACATTTAAAGCAACTGATGGAAGTAAACTTAGAAAGGTGTTTATGCCAGTTCCATATAATATTGGATTTGAATTAAATATCCTCGTTAAGTTAAATGATGATGCACTGCAAATCGTAGAACAAATATTACCATATTTTCAACCATCATTCAATGTTACTGTAGATCTTGTAAAAGTAATTGGAGAGAAAAGAGATATCCCCATTGTATTAGATAATATATCATTTCAAGATGATTATGAAGGAGATTTTGCAACAAGAAGAGCACTCATATACACATTAAACTTTACTGCTAAGACTTATCTCTTCGGTCCCGTATCTGATTCTAGTGAAGGTCTTATCAAGAAAGTTCAGGTTGATTATCATGCTTCTGTTGATACTGAGAATGCAAGAAGAGAGTTGAGATACTCTGCTACTCCACAAGCAATGAAAGATTATAATAATGATAATACAGCAGTATTAAAAGATGATTTAAGTAAAACCAAGACTCGATTTAATGTTTCTAATACTACTGCTTTATCTGCTGGTATGAGAATTATTATAGATAAAGAAATAATGAAGATTAAGGAAATTGTCGATGCAGATACAATTACGGTAAATCGTGGTTATCAAAGTATTGCTGCAACACACCTTGGAAATACATCAATTGATGTAATAACTACGGCTGACGATTTACTTGTCGAACCAGATGATGATTTTGGATTTAATGGAGTTCTTGAAACATTTGATGATTCTAGAACATTTAGTCCAACACAACAAAAAGATATTTAATGAATACCATGACTAACTATGAATCTATTGATGATGCTTTGAATACAAGTAGTGCGATTGATGTTAAACCAGTCAGCACACCTAAGAAGGTAAAAAAAATTGAAACTGATGATATTAAAAAAGATTATGATTATACTCGTGCGAATCTATATTCATTAATTGAAAAAGGTCAGGAATCATTAAATGGTGTATTAGAAGTTGCTGGTGAAACTGCTAGTCCAAGAGCATATGAAGTTGCAGGACAAATTATAAAATCAGTTGCTGATACAACTGATAAGCTGATGGAACTTCAAAAGAAAGTTAAAGATGTAGATGAAGATAAGAAACAATCACCAAATACAGTGACTAATAATGCTTTGTTTGTTGGTTCAACATCTGAACTATCAAAGATGTTAAAGCAAGGAATACTAAATAATAAAGAGGATTCTTAATTATAATGAGTGATTCAGTTACTATTGAAGATTCGGAAGGAAATACTTTTGCGGAAGTAATCGATGTTATTGGTGTGTCTGAAGTTAAAAAAGCATTTCAGCAATCTGTAAAAGAAGGTTCACTTCATAAGTGGTTCAAAGGTTCAAAATCTAAAGATGGTAAACCTGGTTGGGTCAATGTCGT